TATGACTGGTATCACATTGGAATCCAGCAAGAGACTGCGGAACTTGTTTATCGGGAACTGAGTATGATGCTGGAAGGCATCCACCCAGCCCAAAAGGGCAAAGGATGCCCACTGCGCGATGAGGTTGGCAAAGTTGCCACCTACGACAAGAAATTCCGTGGCGAGTATCCTTGGATTAAAGTTCACCCAGCATTCGGAGGGGCAAGTATCCACTTCCGGACAACGCAGGATAAAGCCAAGGCCCTGCTCGGCAAGGACATGAACGGCATCTCGTTTGACGAAGCGGCGTTTGAGCCGTATCTTGACCTAATCTACCAAGAGGTGCTAAACTTACGCCGACTCTCAACCGGTGGTCCGCTACACTTTATTGGCACACCAACAGAGGGTCATACCTTCTACGCAGACTTGTGGGATCGGGGCAATCCGAACAACCCAATGAAAGATCCGCAGTTTATTAGTTTTAGGTTATCAACACGAGACAACGTTGGGTATGGTCTTTCGGGCGATACCTTTGAAGCAATCCTTCGGCAGCAGGATGAGTACCTCATCCCGCAGAACATTGATGGAGAGTTCATTGAAGCTAGAGAGTCTTTCTTCTCGTCACAATCGGTGGACCGATGTTTCAAAGATGATCTTACCGATGACGCTGCGCCACTTATCGGACGACGGTACGCGCAAGGAGTTGACCCCGGTATTTCTGCCGACTCGACATGGTCTGTCGTCCTTGACTACACGGATCGCAATAGCATTCGCGGAGTCCGAGCCAGACGCAGAACTGGAAAGCAAACGATCCCTAGTATTGTCAACATGGTGAGGGAGAGCCACCTGCTGTACAGCGACAACAAGTCATTCTGCACTACCGTCGTAGACTCAACCGGTCTTGGCGGCAGAATGTTTCAGCAGGAATTTAATGTCATCCGCCCAATTCGCGGAGTAGACTTCGGGGGAACAAAAGCAAAGAAGGTCGTCTTGCTGACTGACCTAAAGGCGGCAATGGACAAGGGGCAGATGTCTTTCCCGCGCAGGGGCGTGTGGATGGAACTGCGCAAGCAGTTGCTTGCCTACAAGTTAGACGATAAGAAATTGGAAACGGATGCGGTAATGGCACTTGCAATTGCAATGCGTCACGCAACCAGAAACCCAGAGAAGCCGGTGGATAATCCAGACTTCTCGTATTATGGAGCGAGTGACTGATGGCCGATAAAGTACGAAAGATTCCACGAGCGTTCCAAGGGACGCGACCAGTTCCGGGGCAGTACACAACTGACCCAGATGTTGCAACAACTGACCAGATTGCGTCTATTGGCAAGGCGAATGAGCGTGCCAAGCAGATGGGTCGAGGGCAGCAACTGTTCTCTACCCTTGCTGGTGATCCACCGCTCGTTACGCAACTTGACGGCGTAGACACTGGGGCAACCAACGCCCCCGGTTCCGTCCGCCGTTCGCGTAACCGCCGCCTCCGTGGCACAAGCGCCATCAAGACCGGTGTCAGCTTCCGCAACCTTGTCATGGGCAACGTCGGGGTGTCTATCAACCCGACCGTTGGTCTCAATGCTGATGACCTTCCAGAGTCGTATCGCGTTGCGCTCCAGATGCTCCAAACCAAGCAGCGCCTGCTGGAACTTGACCCAGAGCAGACCGAAGAGTTTGTTCGGTTCCGCGAGATGCTTTCTCGCCGCAATGACATGGAGTCGGAGCAGGCTCGCCTGCGCTCGCTCTTCCGCCGGTTTGACAATCTTTACCATCCAGCGTCCATGACGCTTGGTGGTGCTGACCACTGGCCAGAAGACCCAAGCGCCCGACTTGCTGGTCGAGCACACATCAGCGTCAACGTTCACCCAGCCTACGTCAATATCCCCGCGTCGCTCCAAGCCGTGCGACCGGTTATTAACTATGTTCCATCTAACTCCGACAAAGAGTCGCGCATGCTCGCAGCCGAGCGTGAGCGGCTCTTCTTCCGTTGGTGGGAGGAAAACGACTTTGACCTCCTGCTTGAAGATGCCTGTACGCTCAAGTCACTCTATGGGCATACGGCAGCCAAGGTCTATTGGGATCCAGTTACGGAGATCCCACGAATCTCCATCGTTGAGCAGCCAGAGAACCTGTACCTTGGGTACGGATCGTCGGACTTCCGACGCATTGACTGGTCGGTCTACGTTTACGGGCTATCGCCTCAGGCTGCCCGCGAGGAGTTTGGCATTGAGGTAACGCCGGTTCATAACGGTGCGTCCAGCTACATGTACACCTCAAGCACAACGCACGATGACCCACTTGCCAGCATCTACCGAACTAACCTAGAGAAGAACCCACAGCGCAACCGCTCACAGTACGAGTTGCAGCAGGTTGAGGTCTTTGACTACTGGTACAAGAAGCCGACGAACCCGGGCAATCCACCGCTCGTCTGCAACGCGATCTTCGTGGGCAACACGATGGTCAAGAACTCCGAACACCCAGAGTACAACGGCATTCTTCCGTACCTGCCACTCATCAACTCCAAGATCCCTGGCAGCCCATACGGTAAGCCAGAACTCTACGACGTTGAGCAGTTGCTCCGCGAGAAGGACGAGCGCATTACCGCGCAGGCGCAGATGATTGCCTCGACCGTTGGTGGTCAGATGTGGCAACTCGTTGGCGCTGAGGCACCGGACGAAGTTCCACCGAACGCAATCCCAAAGCCAAACCGCATTGCAACGCCTGGACCGGGCAACGAGATCCGCGTCATTAGTCCGTTTATTCCAGAGTTCCAGTTGGAAGATTTCAACCGACGCATTGACCGCGAGATTGCGGTAGTGACCGGCTTGAACGATCTTCTCCTTGGACTTGCACCAACCAGCGTCTTGGGTTCATCCCGCGCAATTGCGTCGCTCGTTGCCAACTATGAGGCACGATTGTCGCCAAAGCGCAAGTTGCTTTACGCTTGGCTCAAGCAGGTCTGGGAACTTACTGGTAAACTATGGTCAGCAAAGGACTCCGACGTTGAGTTCATCTTTGGCGGCGAATACCGCATTGAGATTACTCCGCCGGAACTTACACCACGCGACACGCTGGAACTCGCCCAGACGGCCATCAACCTTGTTCAGAACCGCATTTGGAGTTCTGAACGCGCGATGGACCGCGTTGGCGTAGAGGACCCAGAGGGCGAGAAGGATGTCATCCGCGAGGAGCAGACTGACGCAACCCTCAACCCAGCATCCGTCATGACGATGGGTAACCTCATCGCGGTGTTCCGCCAGCTTGGCGTAGCACTTCCGCAGGCTGAGGGTCAGGCGGCATCCGCAATGATGACGCAGAACCCACAGCCGAACGGTATGGAGGCGATGCAGTCACCAGAGCAGTTATCTAACCCACCAGCAGAGATGTTGCCTGAAAATGCCGTTCCTGGCGTTCCTATGGCATCTCCTGAGTCAGCCGGAGGACAATAATGGCACGCAGAGGACGATTCGCTAGGCAGACGGGGGGGTCTGACCTTTCCGCGCTGATTTACCAGATTATGCAGCAGCAATATGCCCGAACAACTTCGGCGCTTATTGATGCCTACAAGAACCAGACGGATTACCGTGGAAACGGCATTCCAAGTGCTGACGACGTGATTTCCTATCTTCGTTCGTACGCAACTAACTCGTGGGTTTCCCAGAACGATCGAGACAATGTTTCGGCTGACATTGCAGCCGTGCAGCGGATGGAGCGCAATCGCCAAGAGAACATCATGATTAGCGCAATCAACGAAGATCCGGCTAACGCCGATGCAATCCGCACCTACATGGCATTCTTGTCTGAGGGTGTTGTTGGGGCAGAAACCCCATCTATTGCCGCAGAGAACCGAGACAAACTTTTTGATGCCAGCAAGACCTTGCTTAAGGCACTTGGTACGGCTCTTAGCAACGGAGCAATGAGCGCGGAGGATTTTGACGCTCAGGCCGCTCAGGTTATTGGGGCATACAGCGATGGCGAAGCAAATCGACGTGAAGTTATGTCTATTGCTGCCGAGCAGAAGTTTGCCGCGCAATACAATATTGAGAACACGCTTCTTGCCACAGCAGCCGGACAGGGTGCCATGGCATACAACCGCCAGTTGCGCCGGTTGCGTGCATTCCTTCTAAGCGCGCGAAAAAGCGTGGTTGCCGCAAACCTTGGGACTACTAACGCCAATGGGGACATTATCGGTGGCTCTAACATTGCACTAGAAATTCAAAAGAAACTTGGTGAAGTAAACTCCAAGTTGACAACATCCGCCCAGGCAGCAGTTCAAGAGGCCGCAGTAACGCGAATTGACAACTTCAACACTGCGGCTACTGGATTCCTTCAGCTTGTTAATAACACGCTTGGCAGCAGTTACAACACCATTGAAGACTTTGCTGCAAACCAGTTGGACCTCAACCGGTTTTATGCAATCGCTCCTTCGGCGGTAATGAACTCTGCAAGTTTTATTAGGCAGGATGCTCTTGTAACCACGCTCTTTGGTAGCGACAATTCTATCCTCGCAGCGCGCAAGGCTCTTGCTTCAACAAGCGATGCGGCTGCTGCGGCATATGCAAAACTCAACGGGCTGAGCAAAAATTACGGTCGCAACACTCTTGTGGACGATGCAGCAATTATCTTTGACGAGTGGTACCGATCTAATGCTAATGCCCGGGGGGATTCAATTACTACAACCAAGAAAACCAATGAGCTGATTGCGCGATACCAAAAAATTCTTGAAGATATGGGCGCTACGATTCCTCAGGAAGAACTGGTTATTCACCAGCGGACCCTTGCCCTTATGCAGCAGGCCGCTGCTGGTCAAGTCCCAGAGGTTGATGGGCCAACCGCTTGGGATCTCGCCAACCCGAATGCCTCTTCGTACGATACGTCAACCGGAAAGTTCAACAGCGTCTTTAGCGGAACGCTTAAGTTGATTGCAGACGATGCCGTAACTGCTGCGGATATTGCCGCAGGAATGGTGCAAGTTGCAACAATTGGTCCAGACGGAAAGTGGGAGTACAAGGCTGCAATTGATCCTACCGATATCAGCGTACTCCCTATTGTTGACTCAAGCACCGGTGTAACTCGCCTTATTGCCGTTGGCGGAACGGAACTTGTTTCCCCAGCCGTTGGTCAGGATGGCGAGTTTAATCGCGTTGGCAAGGTTTACAACCTTGGAAATGGCAACTTTGTGGTTGAGGGAATGGGCGCAGACAATCAGACAACGCTTTGGGCAACAAACTATGACCCGTATAGCGGAAAGACAATGACGTGGACTGATTTTCAACGTCGATATACCCAGCGCACCGCCACAGGCGTAAGCACTGGCGACGTTTCCGTTGAGCAGACCCCACAGTTTGTCGTTCCAGAATCCCAGCAAAACCCAGCAACTGCCCCAGTAACGGTAAGGGGAGATATCCTTACCAAAAATATTGACTCTGTAATTGACAATCTTAATGCCAACCTAGACATTACGCCAGATGCCCGCGATAGATTTATTGCCACAGCAGTAAGTAAGACTCTTGCTGCGGTTGCTGGAACTCAGTTTGAGGCGGATGTAAAGATTAAATACGATAATTACAGCGGCTTAGTCAATTATTGGGATAATGGCTTTGCCCCATCGTCTAAGGATCTTCAACGCACTGCAACGTTAAAATCTCAACAGCAGGAAGCGCAGAACGCATTCCGAGCCGGGGAGCGAGATGCCTACAAGGCAAATGCGCTTGCCAGTTTTGCATTTAGGAATTCTCCAATTGCCGACATCTTCTCCCCATCTGCTGCCAAGGCAGCCGAGGATGGACTTGAGAAGACTACGGTCAAGGGCGGCTGGGGCGGCCGCTGAAAGGAATAAATGGCTAATCCATTTGATGAACTAGACGAACAAAGCCGGTACGCTGGTCGAGCAACGGTTCGCAGCAGTGCTGGTCGCGGCGGTATTAACTATGCCGAAAAGACAACTTCAACTTCCAATATTGGTCAGTTGTCGGTCAACCTCACAGGAGCCAATACCACTGAGCCACAGAAGCCAAAGGAAGAGGGCTTCAACCCAATTGGCTTCCTTGAAACCATTAATCCTCTTCGCCTTGGCGTTGAAAGCCTTGGTACGATTATGGATGGCTTTACCGAGATTGGTTCGTTTATCCCATCAACCGTTGGCACCCCACGCCGACGCATGGAGCGATATCTAGAAGAGGGCGACGCGGGGATTAAGAAGCGCCAAATAGATGATCTTATGTCCGATCTTGGCGCAGGGTTTGATGAAAATGGAAACCTTGTGCGAAAGTTACCAACTACTAATATTGTAAGCAAGGCGCTTGGGGGCCTATTTAACGACGATCCTAAATACCTAAGCGATCAGGCTAAGGCAATGCTTCGCTCCGGTGCAGACTACGAAGAAGTCTGGCAGTACATGAAGAAGAACTCTGAAACCTTCTCTGCCAATGTTGCGGAAGACCTTGCGGCCAGCATTATCTTCGACCCACTCAACCTTAACCCATTCGGCAGGGCGGTAAAATTTGCTGGCAAGGTTGGTAAGACTATCACCATTGCAACAGAAGCCGGTAAGTCATTTGACGAAGTAGCGGCTGCTACCAAGATTGGTGGCAAGCCAGCAATGAACAAAGTGCAGATTGGCATTGCCAAGCGGCTTGGGTTCCTTGGTAAAGCATACGACGCTAGTACCCGGGTTGGCGCAGCCTCGCTTGAACCGTACCGTGGTCCGGCAGTTGCTGCCGTGTCTGACGTACTTGGCATTGAGAATATTGCCCAAGTTAGCGACGATTTGGATGTACTCGTACCGTCTTCTGGAAAAAACTTCCGCGAAAAATTCCAGACTGGACTCCTACAAGTTATGCACGCTGCATCTCGAGCGCCCATTGCCAAGAACGCCTCTGAGAATGCGCGAGCTTGGGCTGAAAGCCTTTTTGAAGTTGCTAGGGCTGAAGGCATTGACGGTCTTCGCCGGCAAGACGGTCTCGTTGGCTTGCCTGACGAGTTCTACCAAAAGTACGTTCAACTTGCCCGACAGTTTGAAGAATATGGTCAAACCGAAGAGGGCGTACGCGCGCTTCAGCAGGCAACAGACGAACTGATTCAGGCAAAAAATCTATCGCTACTCGGTGAGGAGTTGCGCGGACCAATCCTAAGGGACCCAGGTAAGAACCTGCCAATCTTCTCTCGAATGAGAAGGGCTGAGGTTCTTGCTGCTGGCCGTGCCGACGTAATTACCTCTGCCTCCCGGCACCACACCCCCGTTGCGCGGGCATTTGATTCCGGAACGCGCCTGTCGCAGTCGGAATACGGAGCGACTATGCTCCGAACATTTGTTGCCGCCGTTGGGGATAATGCAGACGGTGCTGTTGCGCGGGAATACGCAAAGAAACTTGACGCATTCAATGATGCCTACAACAAAGCAAATAGCCTTGATTCGCGCGCCAATGTAGTTCGGGCAGCGGCTAGGTTCCTAGAGATTATGCGTCTAACCAAGTTTGGCGATATGATCCCAAGCGTTCGTGACGTTCAGAAACTTGGCGGAGCCGCAAGCAAGGTTACGGTTGTTACGGGGAATAGCTTCAGCCGAACCACGTTGACAGAAACCATCCAGACGCTTGAGAGACTTATTGAAGATCAGGACATTAGCAACCTCAAGAAGTTTGTTACAGACTTGGTTGCCGATAGGGATGAACTATCTCGCCGGTACGATAGCCTTGTGTTTGGTAAGGCGGTGGACGAAGACCCAGTTGCCGAGGCGCGTGTTGTCCTCAAGACGCTAAAAGATATGCTGGCATCCGGCGCATACGTTTCACGACTTTCAGATGATTTGCTCAACAAGTTGCGCATTCTAGAAGAAGGGCCAGTTGGGGATCTGGTTGCCAAGGCAGATGAAGCTTCTACAGCCGCATTGGCTGAGGCTGCTACCGACGCAGAATTGGCAGCAAACACCTTCCTGAACAAGTACACCTTTGCCAAGTTGTTCCCCGGCATTGAAGAAAGCCACTACGGCTTTGGTCACGACGAGTACACTCGATCAGTTACTATTGAAACTGCCATCAACAACGGTGGCGACGTTATCTATGGCAGCCCCGCCGGTCTTTCCCTAGAACTTTCTGCTGCCAGCAACGACGGCGTTGAGTGGGCAAAGGGGCTAGGTTTCAGGGCAGAGCAGGTTGACCTTTATGCGTCAGGTGATCTTGAGAGACTACGCCGGGCAGAAGAAGGCTCCAGCATCGGCAGGATTGCTCTTCAGGAATCATTCTCCCCAGTTGCGTATGACAAACTAAATGACTTCCAGCGTGCCATTATCCAGAACGGCATTGCCGGAGACGAGACCGCTCACGTTGCAACCCTTGACGGAGATAGCATTGATATCCCGTTGACGGCGCTTGGCGTGAAGCCGGGAGCCAGCATCAACAACGTAGAGTTCGCAACCGTTGAGGTGCTTGATGGAAATAGCCTAGAAAGTTTCTCCAGCCTCAAGGTATTTGACAAGAAGTGGGTATCCGAGTGGAAGCAACGTGGCGTATTTACCTACGTCAAAAATAGCCCAGACGCAAAGAATGCCTTGAAGTGGTACAACTTGCTTGAGGGTTTGCACGTTGGGGCTACAGTCAAGGGAAAGAAGTACCTTGTCCGTGTGACTAACGGCGCTCCAATTGCCTCCATGCGTGAATGGCTCAACAACAAGATTGATCGAGTACTCCACCATGACAGCAGCACATGGTTCTTCCCACAGATTAAGGCAACCCGTGTCAACGCCGACAGTTCGCTCAACAAGTTCAAGCCAGAGGCCATCGCGCTAGAAGATATGGACGGCGGTGCAAACCTGCTCATCCAAGACATTGACGATGTTATCCTGAGTAGCGGCGACTTTGATGTGCTTGATAATGCCGACGTATTTATTCCAAGAACCCTCAAAGAGATTGCGACCCTGGACATCAAGTCCCGAATCTCGCTGATCTTTGATCCGGCAACCATTGCCCGACAGATCGCTTTCAACCCATCTCCAGCCGCTGAGCCATTGGATCTTCGGGATATTGTCATCCACACGGAAAAGTATCTTGACGGTGGTGAGGAACGGTTTGTTGCTAAGCACTTTACCAAGCTCATGTCTGTTAGCCGATATGAGGACATTGCCCAGCCAGTAAACTGGTCACCAAGCAAGGACGCGCTAAGTGACCCAGACCTGTTTATTAAGGAGTGGCTAAAGGATCGCATCCAAGGGTTGGTAAACCTACAGGACAGCGGTCAAGTTACTTACGCGGAAATCTTCCCAGATCTTCCGAACGTGAATATTGACGAGCCAAATGTAGACGACATCGTAGAGACGATTTACCAATATTACGAATCAGAGTTCGGTGACACGTTTACCACAGCCGTGCTTACGTCAATGAATGAGATTGATGCTATGCGCGTGGGCTTCAACGAAAACCTTAAGAACATGGGTTCCAAGAAGTTCGTAACCCTTGCCAACGGAAACCGAGCGTTCTCGTGGGCTGACCTACTCCATAACCTTGACGCTTCTACGGGCATTGCCAACCAGAATATCAAGGGGTATATGGAACCGGCTGCTTGGGATTTCATCAAGGAAAAGAATACGGCGCTCACTGACTATTTGATTAGCGCCCCAGCCGGCGGCATTGGTCCGCACAAGGTGCGCCTCTTTGATGTGCTTTCCAACCCAGAAGCACCAGAAAGTATTACTGCTGCATTGCTTATCGCAGATGGGCAGTTGAATACTGAGCAGGAAGTCCTAGAGTGGCTGTACTCGGTTAAGATGCCAGCCGCAAGTGTAGTACTGCCAATGGTTTACAAGCAGACCATTAAGGGCCCCGTGCAGTTGCACTTGTTTGCCGAAGAGATCGGCGCTCTTGCCGATAGCCGCATTCGAGCCCTAACCACATCTGGTGGAATTGATCTCCAGTCTGAGGCGTACGGTGTTGACACCGCCAACTTCCTCCGTGTATTCAATCCAGCCGGAAGGCCGCATGATGCGGCTACCTATGTCACCCTTTCGCAAAACGTTCCAACAAATGCAAAGTGGTTTACAACCAAGCAAATGGCTGAAACTCTTGTTAAGGGTGCGGGCTTTGAAAACGAGGGTCAATTCCTCCAGATCCCGGGCGGGTACGGTCTTGCAAAAGACGCTGCAAAAGTTGCGCAAGAAAAGGCTGATCTTGCAGCACAAACTGCCAACATTGGAGAACTTCTCCAGAAGCAGGCAGCAGTAAAGACCGCGCAGAAGTTGCAGCAGGAGATGGAAGAGCGACAGGCGCTCTATGACTCCGTTAAGGACGATCCTACTCTTCAGCCGCTACTCAACCTCCAGCGCAAGGCAAGAAGCCTTGGCTACGACCTTGGAACTGAGCCGGCAAAGGGCTACCTTGAGGGCGTGCAAATCATCCGCGATGTTCGTGGCATTCCGGTCATTCGACCGCGCTACGACCTATACACTAGCCTTGGTGAATACTTTGAGCCAGCCGACTATGGCATCAAGCAACTTGACCAGTTGGCTGTCCGGCCGTCACTAAAGACCAAGTTGCAACAGTTTGCCAGCACCCCAATCAGCAACAACGAGTTGTACGATGCGTCGGTTGAACGACTACGCATTTTTCTAGGCGCTCGCATTACGCGCGACCAGTCCGTACGGGCAATGGCGGAAATTGTTCAAGCTGCAATTAATCAGGACATTAACCCCGGCGGTTTGACGAATACCGAAATTGAAAAGATTTTCCTTGATGTATTCGGCGGCGGAGAGAAGGCATCACGTACCTTCAATCGCGTCTTCGGCAGCACTGCCTCACCGCGCAGCGCCCTGCTCTACGCCCTTGCCAACGATCCGGGCAAAATCGGTTATAGCACTGCTGCGTCCAAGCGGATTCAGGAGCGATTCCCAACGATGGCAACCATCGCCCAGAAGTTGTTCCCGCTTTCACGATACCGATACAATCCACAGTTCAACCAGCAGGAAGGCATTGAGCCGTTTGCCCTAACGGTGCTACGCGGTATCAAGGGCGCTCGCCCGTACGAGGAAGCGTCGCAACTCAGCTCGTTGCTTTCTGCTCCTGGTTCATTCCGATACGATAGCCATGAGGTGGGAGCGCACATCCTTCGGCACAAGGCATCTATTGCCGACAGCCTTTCTCGTGGAACTCCAGAAATTGAGGGTGTTGTTGAAAAGCATGTTGCCCGACAACTGCTAGATAAGGCTGCCGATACCGGTGGGTTCTTGCTGGCAACCGGAGACAAGCAACGACTGGCCATTGCCGCGTCAAAGGTTGATGCCATTGACGTTACGGCAGCAGACGAGTTCAAGCGGTCAGTCATGGAAGAGTTTGCTGCAAACTTCCCAGAGATTCGGACTATCGCGTGGAATTTGACAAAGTCAACAGACCCTGCGGATTGGTTTGATTACCTTATTACATCGCAGGTAAACGCAACAATCCCGCAGCAGGTCCTTCGCGTTGGGGAAGTTTCTGCTCGAGCGTTCACCTATGGCGCTCCGGTTCGCACTGAGTATGCTGATGTTATCCAAGACCTGCTCAAGCGGGATGATCTTACCCCAGATGACCTTGCAGAGTTGGACGACATTGTTACCGTTGCAGAAAAGACGGGCGCAAGCTCAGCAGCGCAGGATGAATTGATTGCAGCATTCCGCAAGTTCAAGACATCCGTTCGGTTTATTCCAAAGCAGACCATTGCCAAGGCAGTGGCAGGAGGCGGTTCCTTCGCAGGAGAAACCGCATTTACCACACTTGACAATATTACCGATAAGGCAAAGAAGGCTATCGGCAGTTGGGTGCATGGAGCGTATTCTTCGCTCAGTCGATACCTAGCGGCAAAAGCGGAGTTTGGCGTGCAGAAGACATCGCTGGTCAAAGACGAAAATGCCATGAAGAAGGTTGCCAGCCAACTGTCTGGCAGTTTTGACGGTGTCAAGTACTACGATGACACGGCGGTGGGCGATGCCCGATTTGCCGGTATGGACAATTGGATCAATGCCCTAGACGAGTTGATCAAGTCCAACCGCATTTCTGTCCGGTCGTCCATTTATCGCGCGTTCAAGCTTGAAGATCTCCTTCCAGACCCAGCAGCCGTTCAGGTTGGTGATGTGTTCGGTATGGAGAACATCTCGGCATGGAGCCGACGCTTCAATATGAGCGAGGCATGGAGCGGCGGTGAAACCCTGCTCGTCGTAGACAACGCAAAGGGACTCCCGGGATTTGACATTGCCGGCGCAAAGTTGGGCATCGGCTCGGAAGATGAGATCCTTCTACCACGCGGTATTCAAGTTCGCGTTGTAAGCATTACCACAGACAACCGTGGCCAGAGGATTATGAAGGTAGACATTCTCCTTCAGCCAGATCTCCAGTTGGCAATGGACCGCCTTGCCCCAGACGATGCCGCACGCATCGGTCTTCAGAAGGCATACGATACCCTTCAGATTGAGCAGGAGCAGGTTCGTCGATCAGAGGCTGCGCTAACCAAACTCTTTGAGGCGTATCCAGCCATCCTTGACGATGCCAAGCGAGCCGGCACAATGTGGGGCGACGAGCCAACCGCCGTTCGCACCATTCGCCAAAAGCGACGCAAGGGCAGTGTTATTCAGTCTTCCCCACAGGGCGTAGACCTCAGTCAGTTTGGCGTACAATATTCACGAAGCGCACCACGGTCAATTCCCCAGACCGCTCCACGGGTTCTTGACGAAAAGATTGTCTTTGCAAACAAAGTAGGCAAGGCAACCTCTGGTATGAACCAAGGGGGAGATACCGGAATCTGGGTTGGCTCAGACGGAATCAAGCGATACGCTAAACTTGCAGGCACTGGTGCAGAGAATGTCAGCGCCGCGCTGAACGAATTCCTCACGGCAGAGTTGTACCGCAAGATGGGCGTAATCGTCCCAGACGTTTCGCTTTCCGTACGCGGTGGTCAACTATATGTAGTTAGCACATGGCAGGAAGGCATTGTTGAACTTGGTCAGAACGGCTTTAAGGCTGTTGACCAAGACGTTGCCAGGCAGTTCCTAGACAACCACGTTGCCGACGTACTTCTCAATAACTGGGATGCTGTTGGGCCAGACGGAATGAACGCTGGTATTTTGCCAGACGGCACAGTCGTGCGAATTGACGTTGGCGGCTCTGGCCGGTTCCGTGCCGGTGGTGGGTTCAAGCCAATCAAGCAATCAGAAATCGTAGATCTTAGCGCATGGTGGAACCCAGACGTTCTCCGTGGCGCTACTCGACCGGCAGCGGGGTATCGCAAGATTATTGACCGCGCGTATCCAGAGCTTGCTAAGGAGGCAAGCACGCTGGACATTCCATCGTTTGTTGAGCAGTACGATGACATGCTCAAAGAGTTGGGTTCGGTGCAGGAAGCCCTTGCCGATTCGGTCTCTAAGATCGCGGACGATCTTATTTCCACAACGGTTATTGACCGAGACTTTATCGCCCGCGAAGCCAAGGCGTATGCCGATCTCGTTGAGAAGCGCATTGCCCAGTTGGATGTCACGGTGGACAAGTTGCGCAGAGAACGAATCCTGCTTGCTGAGTCTGCCGCGCAGGCAGCCACCGGCGGCAAGGTTTCCAAGCCGTTGCCGAAGTTGAAGATCCGCAAGGCTGACCCATGGACCGACGTTATTGTTCAGCGCCTTGCTGGACAGATGAACGACGGGTATCGTCTGCCCGGGCTTGAGGCTGCAATGCTTGCAGTGGAAAGCGGCCAGTTGGTCAATCGAGTTGACGCTGAGGCGCTTGGTCGTGGTCTTGCACAGTACCTGTACGAGCGCAAGGCAGTTACCGACTTTGTTGACTGGGCGCGTGCGGCACACGCTCGCTCGGTGGAAGTTGCCACCAAGGAGCAGCTGTACAACCCAAACAAGAGCGCCCTAGAGCGCACGCTCAACCATCCATTCACAGGGTTCTATCCAACGTCGTATACCTATGGTAAGATCCTTCCGGTCTTTGCCAACGCACTCTTTAAGTACAGTCCGTTTAGCGGAGAGTACGCACCGTTCGTTGGAGCGCGACGATTGAATATCATTGCCGAGCATATTGCGGCAGCCCTTGAAGACAACCCAGATTTGCAAGAAATTGTGATGAAGCGTACGCCGCTCATCAATTATCTCAACAGCCTAGTACCGGGAGTGCCATCAGATATTGGCGCTGGCTTGCCGTATTGGTTCCGCAACGGAATCTTGCGACCAGCCGTTGAAGGCAATTTTGAAGACATCCCTGGTAAGTTCGCAGAATCAGTCCTCACCACGGGTGAGCGAATTGTCGGACCGTTGAACTATGCTCGAACAGTGCAGAGTTCAATCACGCAGATCCAGACAATGTTGACTGGTGATTCACAGACAAGTGTTCTGGAAGAAATCTCTGATTTCTTAATTCCAGGAGCGGGGAATTAGTCCCACCCATTAGGGACAGTAACAAAGGAGAAAAGCAAGATGGCTGACGAAGTCGCTACCTTGGTTGAGGAGCAGTCGCCCGCAGCGCCGGTGGAGACACCGGTTGTTGAGGCCACTGCCCCAGAAGAGGATCTAGCCACTTGGAAGAAGCGTCTGGCTGGTAAGGACCAGGCTCTGACCGCCACAAAGAAGGAACTGGATGCCGTTAAGGCAGAGACAGAAGCCCTTCGCAAGTGGAAGGCTGAAGTGGAGTTTGCCAATATGTCCGAGTTGGAAAAGGCAAACGTACGCACCAAGCAGTTGGAGCAAGAACTAGAGGCGGCGCGAGCAGCAGCCCAAGAGGATGCTCTCGCACGTAAGCACCCGACGTATGCTAAATTTGCAGCAGAGATCAAGGGTCTTGACGCAGCGGCTCAGGCTGAGGCGTTTGAGAAGTTTGTTTCATCTGTCGCAAAGGAAAGCACGACGGATACCTACGTTGATACTAACTCCCCACGCAAGGCGGCCCCGCCGGCTGCCAGCAAGCGCGGTTCCACGGATATTACCAAGGAACTTGAATCGCTGGGGAACCCGTTTTACGACGGGAACTAAACCAAAACAGCAAGGAGACTAGAAAGTGGCTACTACCCTTTCGTCGCAGGCTGGCTTTGGCGCACTAGTACAGGAGCTTGTTCAGGCGCGTGCGCTTGAGGAGCTCCGCGCTCGTGCCGTTCACGCAATGCCGGGGCTTTATGTCCCTGGTCGTTTCGTGAAGGGAACTAACACGATCCGCTATGCGCGTTATGCCGATCTCGACATCAACACGACCCCTCTTACCGAGGGCGCTCCGCCAGCCGATGACGCTCTGACGATTTCGTCCGAGTTCTTCACGGCGGCACAGTACGGCGGCACGGTTGCCGTCACGGATCTCGCCCAGCTGGACAACCCACACGACCTCATCAGCATCGCTGCTGAGCGCGTGGCGTACAAGGCGACGCGATCCATGGACAACCTTGTCCGCAACAACATCCACAGCACGGCTCGCACGGCTGCAATCCAGGGCGCTACGGCTTCCCAGACGATTGCTGTCAACGCAGCCACGGCTGTGTCGGCTCCAATCAACGGCTGGCTCGTCAAGCGAATGGTCGCTGACATGCTCGCCGCGAACGTTCAGCCGTTCGCAGACGGATTCTTCCGCCTGGTGATTCACCCAAATCAGTCCTTTGACCTGTTGACGGATGCGTCAAATCAGGGCTTCATTGAACTGAACAAGTATGTCTCGGATCTCCCAGCCCTCACGAACGAGGTTGGGCGCTTCGGTGGCTGCCGCATCATCGTATCTTCGGATGCGTTCCGCGCGGCCGCTTCGGCTCCGACGACCTACGCCGCTTCGGGCGCGGTCTACAATGCGCTGTTCCTGGCTCCTGATGCTTATACCATCGGTGACAGCCAGACGCTCCAGAGCTACTTCGTGGCTCCGGGCGGCGATCACACCGACCCACTCGCACAGAAGGCGTTGGTCGGTTACAAGATGCGCTTCGGCAGCAAGCTCCTTCACGTCTCGACCGACAGCACCACGAGTGGTGACAACGGTGCAGCGACGGGTCTGGGTCTTGCCCGCTACCGCATCCTGCGCACGATTTCCTCAATCACCTGATCGTTAGGTAATTGAGTAGGACTCCCCGCCGGGTGGAAGGATCTGCCCGGCGGGGATCCACAAGATAGCATAGGGGGAACAATGGCAGAGAATCTCAAGGTACTAGTTTGGGGACATGTTGAGGATGGTCCGTGTGCCTATTTCCGTGGGCATCAGATGCGGGATGAGTTCCTCAAAATGGGCATTGAGTACAAAGGCATTAGTAACCTCAATATTGACATGCTGCCGGGGGCAGAGCAGTACACCATGCCGGAGGCATTCAACAAAGGTCTGGTGAAGATTGACACCAAGGACGTCGACTGGGCAGATGTCGTAGTCTTCCGGCGCTACTACAACACCACGATGGCATGCGACAAATGCCCATTCGTAACATTTGACTATGCTGCTGCGGCGGCGCACGAACACGGACCAGCCAAGGAGCGGGATCTTGTGACCCGCCTGCTCTGGCCAGTGTTTCAGTATGCGAACCACGGCAAGGGGATTATCTACGAAACCGACGATGACCACTTCAACATTAAGCCATGGAACGGGTACATCAAGGATGTGACCCCAGAACTACAAATGATTGAGCAGATGGCAAAACGTGCAGACCTTGTAACAGTCAGCACGCCAATCATTGGCAAGCGGTATGCGCGATTCAACGACAACATCCGCGTTCTTCGCAATGCCGTTGACCCAGATCTATACATCCGGACAGAGCCTCGACCGGACACCAAGGTTCGGGCGCTGTACTACGGCGGGGCTGCTCGCATGCGTGACTACATGGGATTCCCAACCCCGGGCAAGCCACACAAGGTTCAAGGCGGATATTGCGCTAAGGCAATGCACGACTTCAAGGACGAGTTGCACCGGATTTGGATTGGCACCGAGCCAGGTTACGAAGATTATACAAAGGGTATTTTTGAGGAGCAGATCCCATACCAGAACAGCATTGCCGGCTTCTCTAAGTTGCTGGCAGACAGCCACCCAGACATTGGCGTGGCTCCTCTGATGGGTGATGAGTTTGACGCAGCCAAGTCCGAGCTTCACTGGTTGGAGTACTCGCTGGCAGGGGCGGCTTTCATTGGGGAGAGAGTGGGCAAGGACGGACCCTATAGCCCCGTCAGAAACGGTATTGATGGGCTTCTTGCGCGCGGGAGGCAGGAATGGTACGACTCCGTCAAGAAACTGGCTAGAAATCCCGCTTTTAGGGAAGATCTGGCAGCAGCCGCTAAGGAGCGGGTGCTGAAGGAGTACCACTACAAGGATCGAGCAAAGGAATGGGCCGACGCTTTCAGGTGGGCGGCAGAGAATAGAGGAAAAGGAGCGAAGGTAGCATAATGGCAGTAACATTTGAAGCCCTGCTTACCGGCATCCGCAGGAACCTGCGCGATGCCAACGGCACTACTTGGAGCGACGCTCAATTGGGCGAGCTTGTTCAGCAGGGAATAGATGCCGTCAGTTCTATTTACCCCAATGAGGATGCGGAGATTGTGGCATACACCGTTCCGTCCCAAGGGGCAATCCACCAGTACAGTCTATCTGGGGTCAACTGGCCCATCCGAGTAGACGTGTACAACAGCGATGGCAAGTATTCGGAAACCATCAAGCCAACCGTTGGCGAAGGCGCTGACTCCGGTTGGGATTATTTCAACGGCAAGTTGCAACTCCCAACGCACTATGCGTTCTCATCCAACACCGGCACGCTTCGTGTCTACGGATACAAGCCGTGGTTGCAGATTAGCCCGACCTATACCACCGCTGGTGTAGCCATCTCCCCATCGACCGTAACGACAGACCTCAACAACCGGGCGCAATATGCCGTGAAGGTATTCGTTGCAGCAGAGGCGCTCTCCATGTTGATGTTTGACCGCGCACAGTTCCAGCAGTGGACGGTTGTCGGCGGCAACACCGATGTCACGGCGCTTGGTCTCAATAACCTAGCGGGAGCAGCACAGGCTCGCTGGCGTATGGAGAAGACCCGCATCCGAACAATTAGGAGACTTGGTTAATGGATTTCTCTCAGCCGATTACGATTGCGACTAGTACAAGCGCGTCCCTAAACCTGAACAGCCTTACGGCTGCCCCTTCGGCGGGAACGCCGCTAAGCGGCTACATGGTTGACAGCCTCTCGTACACGAACGCCCCAGTCACCGGCTTTGTTGATTCTCTTGCCCAGCGCGACGGTGCGGAGGCAGACATTGCCCTGCTCTCGCCGCGCTCGGTGCAGATCGTGTGCCAGGTATATGGCTCTAGCCAAGCAGACTTCTACGACAAGCTCAACGCGCTTAACGCTGCGCTCCAGCCGTATCCATCCTTTGCTGCGGCAGTCGATGGGTTCCGCAATCTAGACTTTACCCAGCCAACGGCAACCTACGGTGCCTACGCATCAACGGGTATCCCCATGCGGATCAAGGTGCGACCAACATCGCTCCCATCGTTTAACCTCCGCTCTGGAAATGTTACCCCCCAAACTACAGATCGCGGCCTTGCAACGTCAGTGCAGATCAACGTAGTTGCCAAAGACCCCCGCAAGATCTGCCAGACGGCAATCACCGGGACGCTATCTAGCAGCACGACGCTGACTAACAACGGCAACTACAACGCCTACCCGACCTTTACTCTTGTGGCAACGGCAGCCCAGACGGCAACCATCTCCACATCGTCGTGGACGGTGGCAGTGTCTATTGCATCTGGTACCACAACCACGGTCATTGACGGCGAGAACCGAAGGGTCCTTGTTGCCGGTGCGCTCAATATGTCCAAGTTGGTATCAACAACAACTCAAATGCCAATTGTTTATGCTGGAACCAATAGCGTCACCCTAGCAAGTACCGCGTCCTTAACTACGCTGACGGCCACCTACTCTTACCAAGAGGCGTGGCTATGAGTGCTGGGGAGCGCAAGTTTAGGGTTACACTCTGGTCACTTGGGGCAAACGGGTGGCGCGGAGACCAGAAGGCGGTAGTCTTTGATGCCAAGTCAATTGGCGTTGAGGAGTTCGCCAACGACACTGGCTCTGCGTTCTGGACGCTTAACAACGACCACCCTCAAATTGCAGAATTTGTTCCCCTGGAAAGACACTATGAGATTAGCCGGTGGTCTGACGAACGGTCTCGATGGGAATTTGTCGGGGCGGGCATGCTTAATGATTACACGGCTACTGAGTTTGAGACGACTTTTTCTGGACTTGATTACAAGGCTATCCTCAATCAGATGTATACCCCGTTGTCTGGGATGACTACTGCAAATGCTGGGCCATTACATAGTTACATTGGCACAGGGTTTAGTCCAATTAATACAGTTTTTGAACTGCCAATTGCTACGGCAACGACGGCATTGCGTTACCTAAATACTACCGCAATTGAACTTATTGGGCCAACGATTGAAACATTTGCAAACGATATCAGACAAATCACGTTTGAAGAGTTTGAGGCTCGAGGCGGCATATACGACGACCCAGAATTTGGGGGGGGATTGCTTGAAAACGTAATGTTCCGTGGTCTCGGTGACGAATATCGCACGTATTGGACCACCCCAGAGATGCGCCTTACATGGTCTGCAATTTGGAATGGCGGAACCGCATCAACTGGGTTTGATCCCGCGCAAACGCAATTTAGAATCTATGCTTTCCCGCCGACAGACGAAAACCAAGGATCGCCGCCACTTGCAAACACTGGAATTGTTGGTGAGTTTCAATACGCTTTTCAAACAAGCACTTTGATGCCAGCCGGAACCAGCATGGGTTCTTACAGTTTTAGGTTATTTCCAGAAGAATTGCAGTTGGCTATTCGGCAACTTCCAGACAGTGCTGGGATTACCCCAGACGGCGTACAAGACATTGAAGCTACGTTTGACATTGTTCCATCGGGAACTCAACCATATTTCAGCAATTTCTTAGGTAACGCTTGCCCTATTCGCGTAGGAATTAGTTACGGATTTCAGATTTATGCAGCGGTGCGCAGAACGACAGCCGCTGCAAACATTTGGTATCGAAGTTCATCTGGAACAATTATGACTTCTGCCGAAACTTCCAGCTCTCAGTACGACTTGCCTGCCCGATTTACCATGGGGCAAGGCAATGAAGATGCTTCTGTTAAAATTTCAAGAGTATTTGAAAATGCTGTTAGGGAAACAGACCGAGATTATTCTCGATTACGATACGCGACGTTATCTATTTCTGGAACTACAGCGACAACACATTTGACCTACAGCGTTGGAGAACCCGCACTAGACCATATCGCCAAGGTTTGCGATCTTGAAATGGGTGCCAAAACTACCGGAGACAAAGTTGTCTTTGGCATTGACAAACCAACCAATGGCGCAACATACAACGGAAACTTTAAATTAAACCTTTCGGTTTCCAGTTCTCCCTCTACGGCGCTTGCGCTAAAATACCCAGACAATGTTGTGCAGTTTTCCTTTACGCCAGGGTTTTCCCGGGTCCGAAATGACGTAACTGTAATCCCTTCAACTGCATACCTATCCGGTTCAACGGCGCAAAATGTCAACGGCACAATGCTTATTGGCGGAGCGGCAGTTGACCAATCTAGCATTACAGCCTATGGAAAAATTCCATTGATCACTGCCGCATCTGGTCTGGTTGACGAGGACGCGGCAAACCGAGAAGCAAGCCGGCTAATCAATACGTACAAAGCAGCCAATGCCAAGCAGGTAAGCATTCGCGTGGTTCTTGATGGTGTTGACCTATGGAACGGTTGGGATGTTGGCGATTCCGTATCTGTTACTATTAGGCGTGGGCTTACAGATGTTAATGAACCTTTTGTTATTTCTGGGGTCCGGTGGTTTGGTGAGTCCAATGGCCAAGAGCGCGTTGAACTGGAGCTTGTCCAGGGAACTGCCTTTAGCGCCGCAAAGGGCGTATGACCAACAACCAGTTCCAGACCCTCCTAGAAGAGATCCGCCTGCTGCGCGAGCAAGCCGGGCGGATTGAGGATAGGCTGCGCCAGGTTGAGGTCGTTCAGGCTACGGAGGAGATGGCCCGAAAGGTCCGGCAGGACTTGCACACAAAAGCGGAACTTGGTGTACAATGGAAGATAGGGATTGGGCTGTCCATCATCAGTTCGGTGATGCAGTTAATCCTACAGTTGAATGGGGGCTAACTATGGCTGCAATGAAGGATATCGAGATTCTTCGCAAGCGTGGTCTGTCGTTCGCAAAGATTGCCGAAGAGATTGGCAACGGCGCTACAAAGCATAGCGTTCAGAAACTGTTCCGGCGGAAGGAACTTGACAAGGCTTTAAGGAACCGCTACGATCACTCTCCCGCCGCAGCGGGCGGGTCTAAGACACTGACTAAAACCAGTACTAAAGATCCTGTTGTATATACAGATCCGTATGCTTGGCTCCTTACGCCTAAGCAGCGCCCGGCTGTAAAGCAAACGGATTTTGTTGGACTGACGATTGGATACTTTGACATTGAGACAACCTTCTCCATGTGGAGCCGGTTCCTTTGTGGCTCGGTAGCCGATCACTTCGGCAACGTGACGACGATCTCGGTGGCAACGCACCCGGGGAAGAACGTTCTGGACGATGGTCCGGCAGTGAAGGCATACGCCGAACTGATTAGCAAGTTTGACATCTTGGTGTCGTGGAACGGCAAGCTCTTTGACGTGCCGCGCATCAATGCTCGACTGGCGTACCACGGGCTGCCGTTGCTGTATCCACGCATGCACATTGACGCAATGTATCTTGCCAAGGGCAGCATGTTCAACATCGGTCGCAAGTCGCTGGCAAACGCAGAGGCGTTCTTTGAGGCGAAGAATGGGAAGACCCCGCTCTCGCCACGTATCTGGGACAAGGCTGACCACGGTGACGACGAAGAGTTTGACACCATCGTCCGGCACTGCGAAGCAGACGTGCTTGTGCTACGAGAAATCTTTGACAAACTGAAGGCGGGAGTTTCAACGATTCACCGATAGGGAAAAGGGGGAGAAATGATCGGCGTATTTGGCAACGGCCAAGTGGGGCAGCATATTGCTGAAGCATTAGACTTGGCAGGGGTAGAGAACAAGATTATTGGCAGGGAGAAGAGCGACGACTTGCCACGATACCGGGCAACCGATGTCGTGTTCAATGCGGAGACCGCGAACGCTGGCGACGTACGCCGCGTTATTGCGCCGTTCTCGTCGATCATCTACACCAGTGCCTACCGAGACGTGGCGTTGTGCGAAAGCAACCCGCGCATGGCTGATCGGGTCAATCATCTGATCCCGGCGGTCATCGCTAGTGCCAAGCCTATCGTCTACATCTCAACGGACTACGTGTTTGGAAAGATGAACGAGCGTTATCCGCGACCGATCACGGGCAAGATTGGAGAGGGCGAAGACCCAGAGTCACAGTATTTCTCCTTTGGCGCTCCGTCTATCTACGGGCAGACCAAGCGGTCAGGGGAGATCTCGGTGCTGGGGAAGGACGGCGTTGTCGTCCGTATCTCTTCGCCTTTTGGCAAGTGGAAGTCTCCGCTTCGCCACTCCTTCGTAGACAATCTGACGTGGCAGTACGGCAAGAAATTGAACATGCCAGACGCGCAGATCGTTAGCCCGACATACCTGCCGGCAGCGGCAACCACTATCGTGAACCTGGCAGCAACGAAAGATGCTGACCCTGGCGTATACCATGCGGTGTGCGAAGGGTCGGCATCTTTTTACGTTATTGCCAAGTTTGTCAATGATGAGTTAGGATTGAACCAGCGTATCCTCCCGCGTGTGGATAACGAAACAGATAATCTGCGGCCAACCTATTCGGCATTGCAGAACAATAAACTGCCGCAACTGCCGTTTTGGGCAGATGCGTTGCGCCAGCACCTAAGGGGGTACAAGTGAGTCGAGTAGTAATCGTTACTGGTAATCGTGGGTATCTTGGACCGATTGTCGTCAAGTCATTGCGCGACCGGGGATACCTTGTTGTCGGCGTAGACCCAGCACTTTACGATGCGGACATTCCGTTCGCGTACCTGCCGGACGTGCAGGTTCAGACGCTGAACGGCATCCTCACAAGCTTTGGCAACCCAACAGCGGTTGTCCATCTTGCAGCAATTAGCAACGACCCAATGGGGGATCTATCTCTTTCGCTGACTTATGCCACGAATGTGGACTTGGTTGCCGAAGCAGTTGACATTTTCCCTAATGCGCAGCACATCCTTGCATCTTCAGCATCGGTCTATGGTGTTTCAAATGACGTGTGCGTTGAGCAGACTCCGGTTTCTCCATTGACGGCGTACGCGGACTCAAAAGTCAAGGCAGAGCGCGTCATTGAAACGATGGCAGCCAACTCAACAATCCTTCGCTTTGCTACGCTTTGGGGGGAGTCACCGAACTTCCGCGTCGACTTGTTCGTCAATCGCTTTGCTCTTGATGCGGTGACGACCGGAAAGATTACCCCGCTGAGCAACGCTAAGCGACCACTCCTTCACGTGCGCGATGCGGCAGACGCTATCGTCCATGCGGTGGAAGGCGGTAAGCAGAAGTACTTTGGTATCTACAACGTCACGGGCCAGAACACTACAGTATTTGCCGCAGCGAATGTGATTGGAGAAGTATTGAATGCTGAGGTGGTGATTGACCCAGCACTAGCGGACTCAGACTACCGGTCGTACTTCACTGGGACGTTGCGAGATCCGCACCTTTGCCCGTCCGAGCCGTTCACCCTGTTTGCAGAGAACATTGAGGCGCTGGCAGCGTGTGCTGGGAAGAACCGCAACAAGTTGCCACGCATTGAGGAACTCAAGCGAGAACTTGCAGGGAACAACTAGGTAGGGTAAGATACGCGCATGTGCCGGCTGGGATCCACCTCCCCCAGCCGGCACCTAATTCTTGGAGGTGATGGAGGTGGGTATGCACGTAGCACATCAGGTTGACGAAGTCCTTGCCAAGCGGCAAGAGGTCGGTCGACCATCCAAGCAGAAGTGGCGTGGCTCGCTCTTGGGCGGCTGCATCCGGGCGCATTGGTATTCAGCGCATGGAGTGCCACACTCCGAGCCATTCACCGCAGAGACCCTACGCATCTTTGCTATGGGCAATGCCGTGGGCGACTTCCTTGTGAACGCGCTGAAGGAAAAGTACGGCGACGACATCCAGTTTGAGGTTCCGGTTGAAGACCCGGAGAATAACTTTGCTGGGAATATTGACGCGCTGCTTGACCTTGGGGAAGGCGGGTACGCCGTGCTGGAGTTCAAGAGCATCAAGTCCAACGGCTTCAGCCGGCTCAAGGAGGCTAAGCCAGAGCATGCCACACAGGTGGCATCCTATGCCAATATTATTGGTCGGGACAAGGCCAAGCAGTATGGGACAGTCCATGTAGAAGCGTGGGTTGTGTACGTTAGCAAGGATAGTTTTGAGATCGCGGAGTTCCCGGTTGACTTGGATGGCTGGGGCGATCGAGCGCAGCGGGTGCTGCGTGTGCTAAACTATTATGGGGATCGGAAGCCGCCACGCTTCCCTGACGCAACCAAGCGGAAATGGCCGTGCGGTTGGTGCAATTGGCGGACAGAGTGCCTAGGAGGTGCAAAGTGACAGCAGGAAAGACGACGCTGGCAAGCAAGATTGCCAAGGTCATGGAGGCGGTGGGTTACGTGCCGAAGACCGGCACGAACGCAGCGCAGGGATACAAGTTCGTTCAGGCATCCGTTGTGGCTGACAAGGTGCGAGAGCAGCTTGCCAAGTTCAACGTGTCTATGACCCCAACGAACATTGACGTAATCAGCGAGGGCTTGACCCCAAGCGGCAAGCAGGCGCTGCTCACGCTTCGCTTCACGTGGACGCTCACCGACGGAGAGTCGGGCGAGACCATCTCGTTCCAGTCGATTGGCACTGGTGCGGATAGCGGAGACAAGGCAGCCTACAAGGCAGCCACCGGCGCGCTCAAGTATGCGCTGCTGACTGGATTCCTTGTGCCAACCGGGGATGACCCAGAGGCTGATGCCGCAACTGACGAGAAGGTCGCCGCCGCCGCGAAGAAGATCTTTAGCGACGAGCCAAAGCCGGCAACAAAGTCGGCTGACCTAGATGGTCTGGACTTCTAATGGCAGACAGCGGCATTTGCCACGTGTGCCAAGAGGAGGAGACCATGACCAACAAATTGGTCGAGCAGTCGTGCGACAGGCACTGGCTGTGCGAGAATTGTTTTAACGAGGGCATCAATTGCTGCTCGGTAGGAGTAATGTAGGGGGAATTATGGCAGACCGAATTGACGTTTGGATCGGAGATAAGAACAAGCCGGCGTTGAAGGAAACGCCAAAGGGTACGGTGCTGGAGATCCAGTGCTTGCAGCAGACTGAGTCGTATGACGCTTGGCTGTCCAATGGCAAGCAGGGCGATGCTCCGGAGCGGTACCTCTACGTGACCGTCAGTTTCTGGGGCAGCGATCTCCAGGCACACGGTCAGAAGATCTATGAGAAGGCCATTGCGCTACGTGCCGCAAAGGATCCTCGACCGCACATGCACGTGATTGGAAAGTGGGGTAGGACACGTGAGTACAACGGAAAGAACTACGCAGACTTCCGAGCCTACGAGGCAAGCCCACTTATCTTCGGTCCACTACAGCAGCGCGGAACAGGCGACGCAAGCTAGCATTTGCGCTCTTGCCCGGTCAGGGCTGGAGTCAATGTCGGTAAGCGAGCAGCACCCAATCGGGTGCGAGTACTGCAAGTATGATGTGGACACCTTGTTTCAGGCGGCTGAAGAGTTTCTCCAGCGGCCAGAGGCACGGCTAGATTTGGACAGCGTTGATGTTGCCGACGCAAAAGAGAAACAGGCAGCAAAGGCACAATCTTGGGGGTTCTAATGACTGAAACGGCAGCACAGCGACGGGGTCGGCTCAACCGATCCCGGGGCAATTCCATCGAGCGATGGGTCTGCCATCAGTTGGGAATCAAGCGAGTTGGAATGTTTGGGGGGAAGGCAGACGGGGGAGACCGAGATGACTGGATTGCCGTCCAAGTCAAGAGCGGCGCTGCCTTCCCAACCAGAATCTGGACTCTGCTAGAATCAGTACCGGTACGCGATGGGCAACTGCGTGCAGTTGTCCATGTGACAGCCAGAGGATCAGGACAGAAGCGAGACGCTTTGATCTCGCTCAAGTTGGAGGACTTCCTTGAATGGCATGGATCATCGCAGCCGGACTCCTCTTTGGAGCCGGAGGATTTGACGACGGAGACCGAGGAGTAGCGACTTGGTATGCTAGTACGAGTGGTAAAAACAACTATTGCTTCGGTGGATATCGCAACACTTGCGTTCCATATCGGAGTGGTGAGCGGCTATTTTATGCCGCAATGGGCGGCCATAACAGCCGGTTAGGGTCGACTCCATACAAGGTTCGCGTAGTGAACACGGCGAACGGTAAAAGTATCGTGGTCACGGTCAGGGATCATTGCTTCGGGTGTTGGGCAGATGGTTCTGGGGGAAGACTTATTGATCTATCCCCACTGGCATTTATGATGATTAGCACCAATGGCAAGCTCAATCTGGGCGTGCTGAGTGTGAGGGTATATGTCATTGAGTGGCACAAGAATCTGGACTCCTACTATTCGCCCGGACGAGCGCGGTTTCTTCACGGAAGTATGGAAGTCTGGCAGCGGTGAGAGCAAGTTTGGAGAGATCCAGCAGATCAACATGAGCCGCAGCAAGAAGGGTGTCTTGCGCGGACTGCACCTCCAGCACACCGAGCCGATGGGCAAGGCGATGACTGTGGTGTCCGGTCGAGCCTATTTGGCTGCCGTGAACTGCAATCCGGAGAGCATCAACTTTGGTGAGCGCGTGGAACTAGAGATCAGCGCAGACGAGCCGAAGGTCTTCTATGCCGACGCTGGGTATGCCCGGGGATTCTTGGCTCTTGAGGACAACACTGTTGTTCTATACGCATGCACCGGTCGATACAATCCGGTGGGGGAACTAGCAGTGCATCCTCTTAGCGCAGACATTGACTGGCCGAAGATGGACTACATCATCTCGGACAAGGATCATCAGGCGCTGACCTTTAGGGAGCATTACGTCAACGACTGGTACAAGGGGAAGATTGATTGGACGTATTGCCGATGAGCCTTCCACCCAAGCCAAAGAAAAGGATTAGCCCAATGGACATCGTGTCCGGATGGGCGCAGATTTACGAGACAATCCGCTCAGAGTTGCAAGACCGGGGAGTTGAGCAGCCAGAGGCGGCGAAGGTAGCAGCCTATGTTGCTGCATCATTAGTAAAGGAGATTGACCTTGGCAACAACCCCAGAGAACATTGAGGATCGAGAGCAGCCTATTTACCGTAAGGTAATCAACGTTGCTGAGAACATTATTACCCAGAAGACAAGCCGTGAGCGGTGGCTGTACGCCCTAGCCGCTGCCTTTGGTAGCCTGGCACCAGCGCCATTCGGGGCGCTCGCTGCTGCGCTAATCGCCTTGGCAGCATTTGAGCGTCGCTAAAAACCTTGCGTGTCGGTATTGCAAAGCCTATGAGCTCAAGGTCGCAAGGGGCAGGAAGGGCGTTCCGATTCCCTTTGCCAAGGGCCAAGCGCGTCTCATGCTCTGCAAACGGTGCGGCAAGAAGAATGTTGTGGTATCGGTCGTGGTTTACAAGTGGAACTCCGATGCCATCTTGGAGGCGTTTGGTGAATGAGTATGAGTAATGCAAAACAAAGGATCAACCGGCTGATTCGACAGCCCAGCACGCCCGAAATTCGGAAGACCGTGCTGAAGATGATGCAGTCCCAGATGATGGATCCGTCTACGTCGCAAGGCGTACGGATGGGCTTGGAGTTGGCTCTGGACATTATTGAAGAGGAGTTCAGCGATGAGCCAAAGCCACGAGCAGCAGGCTAAAGAGTTCTTCCAGCAGAAAGCCCGCGAGGAGGGTCTCTCCTTGCGGGCTTACTGTAAGAAACACGGAATAATCTACGAGTCTTTCTTCGGTCGAGATGACTACGAAGACATACCGGGCGGGAAGGTGTACCTATCCCAACTATCCCCTTTTGGAACCCATAAGGGCGATAGCAAGACCAACCACCCAAGCGAGGATGGCGATTGAAGTCATGTATGAACGGTGACGATCACTTGTTCTTGGCTTAGGCATTATTCCACTCCCTTTCTGCTACGACCAGGCGATGCCCGATCCACTCTGCCACATTGGCCACCACGCCGTTACCACAACAGCGATAGCGATGTGAGTCCAGCCCTGCTGGCAAGAGGCTATCCTCTTCCCCGGTATTGCTGACAATCGCGTGCGTTGTGCGCACGTCACCCACATCAAAAGAGTTTAGCGTATTGGCTAGACCGTCGTCCACCCATGTCTCTACGTCATCTTCGGTCTGCGCCCGCCGGCTCTTGCGGAACACGGCAGGAGCTCCAGCAGCCAGCGTAAGCGGGTCTGTCTGGTCGTTGAACTTGGTTGGCTGCATGCTATAGCGCGACGGGAACGAGATCACATCCTCTGATTGCACCAGCGTCATTGAGCGGTGGCTTGTGTCTGCTGGCCAGAGCGCGGAGAGCGAGTTGGCAACATCCACTTGGTTGAGCGTAAAGTTATTATTCTTCTCGTCTACCCGCGTTTGGTACGCCACGACTGGCTGATCGTCCAGCCGTCCGGCCAGCCCATTAGGCGCTCGCATTCCGTTGGAGTCAGCCTGCGTACCGACGACGAGGTGGTTGTCGATAGTGCTGCTGACTCCTTTGTGGTATCTGGCAAGGAGTGCGCCAGCGATTCCAGAGCCGTCTGGAGCGATTCCGGTAGCGTTTTGCCACGACGATTTGCCCGGCGCAGGATGCCCTCCGCAGCCTTCGCACTCAAAGAGTACCTGTGAGGCGCGGTCGGATTCAAGACTTGCGACAATGAACACTCGGCGGCGGCGCTGGGGGACTCCGAAGAATCTAGCATCCAGAGTTCTCCACGATACGCCATACCGGAGTTCGTCCATCTCACGGAGAAGCCGGGCAAAGTCTCGTCCGTCATTGGATGTGAAAAGCCCCGGTACGTTCTCCAGCACGAGCCACCTAGGTCGTCGTTGCTCCACAAGGTCAAGGAAAGTGAAGGCAAGGCTTGATCGCTTGCCAGAAAATCCTGCTCGCTTTCCTGCGACGCTGAGGTCTTGGCAAGGGAATCCCCCTGACCAGATGTCTGCTTCTGGGATGTCATTGGCATTGATCTCCGTGATGCTGCCCAGATTCGGAGCTTCTGGGAATCGCTCTGCCAGCACCGTGCTGGCGTAGGGGTCAATCTCGCACGTGCTGACAGTCTTGATCCCAGCCTTCTCAAAGCCGAGGTCAAGCCCGCCTACGCCAGAAAAGAAACTCGCGTGTCTCATTGCTCCTCCACAAATGTCGTTGTTGACTTCATGAAGCGTAGCGCAACTTCGCCAGTCGGGCCGTTGCGGTGCTTGGCGATAGTCAGTTTGATGTCTTCGACCGGCTCGCCATGCGTCTGCCCATTGGGTCGCCAGAGCATCATGACCACGTCGGCATCCTGCTCAATGGCTCCGGAATCCCGAAGGTCGGAGAGCCGAGGCTCGCCAGCATCACGATGCTCGGATAGTCGGTTCAACTGCGACAAGGCGATGACCGGAACGTCCAGTTCCCGGGCAAGCGCCTTGAGGCTGCGGCTGATGTCCGACACTTCCACCACACGATTAGCGTCGCGCGTCTGGCGGTCTGACACCATCAACTGCAAATAATCCACGATGATGAGGTCGAGTCCGCCACTCTGCTTGATCTGGCGCGCGCGAGAGCGGAGTTCTGCTGGGCTGATTGTTGGCGAGTCGTCCACGAGAATATTGGCGCGTTTCATCTTGCCAACACCCGCCGCTAGGCGCACCCAGTTCGCGCCGGAAATGCGCCCACGCATGATGTCCGTTGTGCCAACGCCAGACATGCTAGACAGTAGGCGCGTGCCGATAGATTGCGCCGACATTTCCAACGAGTAGATTGCTACACGTTTGCCGTAGAACTGCGCCGCCCAACGCGCCGCACCGATGGCGAGCGCCGTCTTGCCGACGCTCGGTCGCGCCGCAATAATCACAAGGTCGCTCTTCTGCCACCCGCCGGTCATCTCGTCTAAGGCGCGCAAGCCGGTTGGTACGCCAGACTCGACTCCACCAACGAGTACGGAGTCCAGTTGATTGAGGATTTTACGGGCGATTCCCTCCGTCGGTAGGGTAGAACGTACGCCGCGACCAGAAGTGAGCGCAAAAACCCGTTTCTGGGCTTCGTCCAGCGCCAGGTCAAGGCTCTCCGGGCGTGCGTACGCCACGCGCGCGATATCATGCGCCGCTGAGATCATCTTGCGGTATACGGCCAAGTCCGCCACCACCTTTGCATACGAGCTCCAGTCGCCGCCCATTGGGAGACTGCTGACTGCGTTGCTGACTGTCGTCCGGCTGATTTCCTCTGGGAGTTCGCTGCTGATTGTGAGCGCGTCGATTGCCATACCCTTCTTGTGCAGTCGCTCCGCCGCCCGCCACATTGCGCGGCATGTTGGATCATAGAAATCGTCTGCGACTACCGTTGTGCTGACTGCCGGGAATGCCTCCTCATGCACGAGGAGCGCACCGATTAGCGCCATTTCTGCCGTCTTATCGTGTGGTGTTGTTGTCATCTTCTTCCTTCCTCCGGGCTTCTTCGTGGGCTGCGTGGAGCGCATCTGCCGTCCACAAGCATCGAGTATTGTCCTTCATGTGGTCGCTATGGGGACAATAATATTTCTCGGTCTTGCCTGTGCGGATATTGAAGATCCGCCGGTGATGTTTATGGGTTGGGCATGTAAGTGAGAGTGTCATGGTTCCTCCAGGGCATAAGGGTGCGGGAGCCGGATGCCCCGGTCCGACTCCCGCTGTTGACTAGTAGGATACTTCGCGTGGGTTCTCCCAGCGAATCATCCCTTCCTCTTCAATCATCTTTCCATCCTTGAAGATCCATACCCATTGCGAGCCGTCTTCCCCCTGCCATTCCATGTTGGCCGGAGCAAGTTCGGTTACGTCCGTCTGCCGGATGAACGGAGTCAATGCCCAAATGAACACTTTCTCTGCTCCGGTCTTGCTTTCGTATCCGATAATATTGTACTGATCTTGCGGGCTGTTGTAGGCAACCTCGAATCCCACGCATTCAAGGAAATCCTTGAGCGTCGTGAGCTCCTTGAGATTCTCTGGCATCCACGCAAACCACGTTCGTTGCTTAGTTCCGTCTGGCTTCCATGCACCACCGGACTTGAGATCGTCTCTCTCGTTGAGCGCATGCAGGGCCGCTAGGGCTTCCTGCTCTTTGCTCTTCGGGATGCTGGCTGAACTCTGCTTGAGCGATACGTAATATCCCATAATATCCACCTCTCTCTTTCTTACTTTGACTCTTCTCGAGTCTCTTGTGCCTTCTGTGCCATTGCTGCCCAGAACGCATCATTATTGCCGACTGCCACAAAGTTCGGCTCTTCGCTCGGCTTGTTCATGTTTAC